GACCTCAAGTATTTCTTTTGGGGTCATGGTTTGAGTTATGTACTTCAGAATCGTTGGGCAATAACCTTATCGGGGAAGGTTTAAATTATTGAGGGGGATTACCCCATTATTCCCCCCAATATCACTTCAAAAAAAGGAGTCTATCATGTTGCATCATCATGAAAAAGAAACCGTGGATTTCGCTTTTATCGACATGAAAAAACTGGCCGCAATCGCCGCCGCCGAATCCGCTGAACTGAAACACCTTCAGAAGCAGCGCACCAAGGCAAACAAAGATCGTAAAATCTACTGGCAAAAACGCATTGATGTCCATTTCGGTATGTAAATAATCACACACAAGGTTGGGTGGTGTACCAGACCATCACTAAGTAACAATCTGTTAGCCTTGTGTGGCGATTTACTGTCAACATTATCGGACAATAATAAGGAGACTTCCATGTTGCGAGCCGTGAAAATGACCAAAAAGGGTAAAGTTCTTGCCGAAACCGAAAATGCATTAGATTGGTTTCCCGAACTGGAAAAACTGTCTGAGAATTTCAATATTGCCCATATCAAAATCCGGTTGCAGGATACCGATGATTATTTTGCCATTGTTGGTGATGAATAATGAATCTCAATGAATGCTATAAACTCTTTGGTTTAAAACATATCAAAGAGACTGATGAAATTGATCTAAAAAAACGCTATCGCAAACTGGCTATGAAATTTCATCCTGATAAGGGTGGTAAGCGAGAACAATTTCAATTCATTCAAAATTCATATGAGTGTCTTATAGCTGAATGTCAGATGTATAGCAGAAAACAACGTGGTATTAGACATACTGTAAGCATCGACAAGCAATTTTATCACTATGGGGATGGTAGCATATTCGATACTGAAAAAAACCGCTGGAAACGGTATAAGAAACATGGTATGTGGTTTATTTGGGATTACATATACATCAAACAGGTGAAAGGATAAAAAATGGATATCAGGGATGAACTAAAATCAATGCTGGATGATCATTATGGAAATTGCCGAAACGATGAACATAAAGAAGAAATCATCGACTTTCTTGAAAGTAACATAGAGGCAATAAAATATGTATTTGAAAAACATGGTATTATACCCGGAATACCTATGGCTATGTAAAGGATAAAAAAATGAAATCTAAAGCGATCTGTTTTCTGTTGATTCTGTTATTTGCTTCTAATGCGTATGCTGGAAATTGGGAATTTAAGTTTTTTGGTATAAATGCCTCTGATTTCAAGGATAGAAAAGTAGTTCCTATTCTGGTGGGTGCTGTTAGTTCATTTGTTGTACATGAATTAGGGCATATCGCCTTTGGTAGAATGGTAGGGATGCATACCAAATTTGACTTTCACGATAAAATAGTATATGCTGATTATGATGATAGTTATTCTAATTCAGAAAAAGCATTGTTTCATGGGGGTGGATTCCTTGCTCAATTCATAGTTGGTGGAACACTTACCGCTATACAGAAGACAAGACATAGTGACTTTAATGTAGGATTTAATTCTTTTACTTGTATCAATAGTGCTATGTATGCTATATCGGGGGGATTGGGTGATACTGGTGTTTCTGATATACATAATTTGAATGACTTGGGATACAATGGAGAGTTGATTGGTGGGATATCTTCTCTTACTGGTGGAGTATTCGCATATATAGCCATTGACAAGGAGTAAATCAGATGGATGTGAATATGGAAATGTCTGAATATAAAAGAGACTGTAAAGGATGTAAATATTCAGTTAATGATTCTAGAGAGAAACGGCCATATCATAGAGAATATGGTATATGTACTAAATGCTTTTGGTGGAGATATAGTACTGCTATAAGAACTGAATACACACCAGACTTTGAAGATTTTCTAAACGAAAAGGAATTTGAAATATAATATGAAATAAAAACATGGCTGCCAGTTATGCCCCAAGGGAAACCGTTTCGTCGGTTTCCCTTTTTTTTATAAATATAAATACTAAATGGGGGTGTAACTATGGAAACACAATATATCGTAATTGGGGTAATATTTTTAATTGCTATTATTCTTGTAGTGACAAGCAAAAGTAAAATAGCTAAGACTGAAGCTAAAGCGGAAATTAAAGTGGACAAAACTGAATCTAAAGCTGAAAAAAAGATTGAAAAAACAGAAGCTAAAGAGGAAAAGAAAGAGGAAAAAAACAAAGATCGAGATGATAAAAACGAAAAGGTGATTAAAGAAAAAAAGAAATAAAAGGAGATGTTTATGATATTAGAAAAATATTTAAATGAAGGATTGGATGGAAAGGCTAATCAAGTACTAAACTACGCAAATGCCATCAAAAAGGCAATTGTAGAAAAAAACCAAGTTCTTATTGGATTAAACATTGCTTTTCTTCTTGGAAATTTAGGTGGATTATGTCAAGCTATTGGGGATAAAACTACAGCTAAACATTGCTATGCAGGACAAAAATCAGTTCAAAAATTTAATCAAAAGAACAGAACTTGAACCTCAAACTTGATCGTTAAAAAAAAGCCACTCAGATTTGGTTTGAGTGGTTTTTTTTATAAATAATAATAACATGTATAAGGAGGTGTTAAAATGAAAAAAATATTAGTTTATTTAATGGTTGCAGTTTTCCTATCTACTGGTGTTTCGTTTGCCGATAGAGGGGGTAAAGGTAAAGACTATAGACAAGAAAGAGTTTATAAGAAAGTTTACAAAAAGAAAGTAATACATGAGCATCATTATTACCATGATTACCGTGGATATGCACCCAAATATCGTGGATATAGATATTACAATCCAAGAAATTATCGTGGTCATTGGAAATCATGGCAAGCATGGGAAAGATATAAGAGAAGTAAAAGACATTACAGAGATGGAAGATATTATAGAAGCAATGGTCAACTTTATTTTGAATTTCAAACAGATGATGGAGCATTTGCTTTTTCAATAGGTAGGTAATATGGCAATACGCTACGATAATTATGTTAAACGACCAAATCAAGAGATAGAATATACTCAAGATATGATCGATGAGATGATAAAATGTAAAGATGATGTTATGTACTTTGTCAAAAATTATGTTAAAATTGTAACGCTTGATTTTGGTGAAGTTCTTTTTGATCCAAGAGAATATCAAGTGGAAACATTAAAATTGCTCTCTGAAAATAGATTTTTTATAGGACTATGGGCAAGACAAAGTGGTAAAACAACAGTTGTTGCTGCATATGCTCTTTGGTATGCAATATTCAATCAAGATAAAAATATCGGCATGGTATCCAACAAAGAATCCTCTGCAAAGAGGATTCTGGATAACATGAAAAAGATGTATGAAGGATTGCCAGTATGGTTAAAACCGGGGGTCACAGAATATGCTAAAACATCTCTAACTTTCGATAACGGAACGAAACTAATCATATCAGCAACAACACCAGATGCGTTTCGTGGATGGCCTATGAACATCATTATATGTGATGAGTTTGCTTTTGTTCCTTCCCATCAGGCAGAAGAATTTTGGGCATCAAACTATCCTACCATTTCATCATCAACTCGATCTAAAGTAATAATCATATCAACACCAAATGGTATGTTTAACATCTTTCATAGACTATGGGAAGGTGCCTGTACAGAAGGTAAGGAAGGAAATGCGTTTGTTCCACAAAAAGTACTTTGGAATGAGATACCCGGAAGGGATAGTGCATGGGCAAAAGAGCAAATCAAAGCACTTGGTATTCAGGGTTTCAATCAAGAATTTGGTTGTAAGTTTCTTGGTTCAACTAATACTGTAATCAATCCAGAAGTATTAAGAACACTTTTAACGAAAAACGCCGATCCAATATTCTACGATCTAAAAGACCGTTTGAGAATTTGGGAAAAGCCGATTGATGATGCTCAGTATGTTTTAGGGGTTGATCCTGCCAAGGGTACTGGTGAACACTTTTCAACCATTCAAATTCTAAGAGTAGATTCTAAGGTTCCGGTAGAAATGAAACAAGTAGCTGTATTTCAAGACAACCTAACTGATGTATATGAATTTTCTCAAATAATACATAGACTTAGTATATACTATAACAATGCATATATCCTATGTGAAAATAACGGTGAAGGATCGAGTGTTGTTGGTCAGTTATGGTGGAATTGGGAAAATGAAAATCTGGTCAATACAGGTGCCAAGGCTATCAATCTTGGTATTCGATCAAATAAAAACACAAAACCAAAAGCGGTTTTGTTAATGAAAAAACTAATAGAAGATGGTTCAATACAATTATATGATAGAGAAACAATAGAACAATTAGGTTCTTATATTGAAGAAGAAGGAAAATTCTTTGGTAAAGATAAAGACGATGACTTAGTTGATGCTCTATTTTGGGGATGTTATGTTTTTGAAATGAACGTAATGGCTGATGAATGGAAATTTAAAACCGATCAAAAGGAAGATGATGCATGGGGAATCTTGTCTGATATTGAGGATGATATTGATGATTGGAGTTGGCTAACTAACTCAAGTGTGTTCGATCATTAAAAAAATATAAATAGTATTAGTGAGGATTTAACTATGAATATAGATGAAAAAATTGACTTATTTACAATGGATAGTTTGGATGAAGTTTTCAAGAAAGTAATCCGAAAAGGAAAGGTAAAAAGAAAGTTAATATGTCCACCGGGATTGAAAGCGGTAGATGGTAAATGTAAAGTAATGAGTCCATCTGAAAAAAAGGCAAGAAAAAAAGCTGCCATACTTAGAGGTAGAAAATTTAAAGCCAACAAAAGTGCTCAAGTAAAAGCACAACGAAAAAGGTCTAAATCTCTTAGAAAAAGAGCTATGCAGATACCTAATCAGGGTGCTCCAAGTATGCAAACTACAAGTAGTAAAGAGGGAGAAATTTAAATATGGCATTAGATATTAGACTTAGCAAATCAGAACTTGCTGAGAAAATAAAGAGAAGATTAGGTGCTCCTGTTGTCAAGGTTGAACTTGAAGACATACAGATTTATGATGCTATTGATTATGCAAAAGCCAAATGGATTAAATGGGGTGCTGGTAATGCTACAGTAGAAACCTATTTTACCACTATGCTTTTAGCTAATCAAAATTTTTATGATCTTCCAGTTGGTGTTACAGAGATTGTTGATTATGATGACAATGGTAGAGGATATGGAATCAATACATTGTTTACAGTTGAGAATTTTATGTACTCAAGAGGTGCATATGATGGTCTTTTATGGGCAAATCGTGGATATGGTAGCTCTATTATAAGCTATCATATTGCTATTGATTGGCTGAAAACATTGGATAGATACACACCATCAATATATAATTACAAATATCATCGATATACAAATCAGTTAGAAGTCCAACCAGCACCACCATCAGGAAACACATTAGAAGCATTAGATGAGAATGGTCAAACTGTTGTATATGACTCACCCGGATATGTTCTGGTTAGATCATATATGTTAGAAGGTAGTCATTATGCTGGTATGGAATCTAATCTTGCCGAATCTACATGGAAACGAACTGGTTTAAGATCAGGTGATTCTGATACAAATTTTTATACATCAGATTGGATATTTGATTATGCATTGGCTGAATGTAAGATCATATTAGGTAGGATAAGAAGCAAATTCGCTCAATTTAATTCTATTGGTAATATAGGTATTTCATTGGATGGTGATCAGTTATTACAAGAGGGTATACAAGAAAAAGAAACACTTGAAGAAAGATTAAGATTAGAAGAATCCCATGAAGGTTATGGGATATCAATAGGATAGGATGAAAATATGAATTTAATAGACAAATATTTAGGTGAAGCTAATATGTTTGAACCTATAAAACAAATTACTTTATTAAATAAACAAAAATTTTCTAAAATGATTTCTCTTAGTAAACATAGAAATGGTAGTTTTGAAATAACAGTAAATACAGAAAGTCCTGCACCTACATCTGTTACTGGTGTTAAATCGAGTCTTTCCAGAACAAAATTCAAAGCAGATGAGGAAGAAAAAGCAAATAAAGCATTTGATAAAAAAGTTGCTTTTGCAACCAAAAAAGGATGGAAAAAGAAATGAGAAGAAGAAGACGAATGAACGAACTGGTTAATAAATATCTTGGTTGTGGTGATTGCTTTAATGAGGAAGATGATCCATGTTGGGATGGCTATAGAATGGTAGGATGGAAAAAGAAAAATGGTAAGAGAGTACCAAATTGCGTACCTATCGAAGATGGCAAGCCTGAACCAATGAAAGAAGAAGATGAGAAAAAGACACTAAATAAACCTTTTAGACTTAAAGGAGATAACAAGAAATTTGGTGTGTATGTAAAGAATGATAAGGGGAATACCGTATTAGTTAAATTTGGTGATCCCAATATGGAAATCAAAAGAGATGATCCAGAGAGAAGAAAAGCATTTAGGGCAAGACATAATTGTGATGATCCCGGCCCAAAATGGAAAGCACGATATTGGTCATGTAGACAATGGAGAGCAAGTGCAAAAGTGGAGGATTAGATGAGTAGACTAAGTAATTACTTAACAGAGAGTAAAAAACCGAAAGCGTTGAACGAATTATTTGTTCAATTCAATGAGTTGGTAGCGAGTAAAAAAGGCAAACAATTAGATGCTGCTATTGCAAGATTAGCTATGGTTGCTGAATTAGACGCAGCTAATCTATATGAGCAAATGATACCACAAGCAACAGATAAAGATTTAAAAGAAATTCTTCAAGATATTGCCAATGAGGAAAAAGTTCATGTAGGTGAATTTGAATATATACTTGAAAAGGTTGATCCTCAATGGGATGAATATGAGGATGAAGGAGAAGAAGAAGCCGAAGAAAAATTAAAAGGAGAATAATATGTCAGAAATAACAGCTTATGAAAAAATGTTAAAGGATGGTACTGCATTTAAGAAAGTAGATATGAACAAAATCGCTAATCAAATGTATGCAGAAGCAGGTGCCGGTGTTGTTGATAAACCATTAGGTGAACCAGCACAACAAAATAGTAATTTACAAGAGGATCATACAGATTGGAGTGCGGTAGATGCTGCAATGGAAAAAAGAATGAATGCGTTGAAAGATAAAATGCATGGTGGTAATAACAAAAATCAAGTAAACGAATCCAATGAAATTTCCAAGTTAAAAGCAAGAGTAAAAAGGCTTGAGGAAGCATTGATCGTGGTAATGGAAACTCAGGAAAAACTATTAGGATAAGGAGAAGAAAAATGAGTAAAATAGAAAAGTATTTAGGTGAAGCTCAAAATGATTCACAAAGACTAAAAGATAAAAATTATGGAGATGCATCACATGAACTAAAGAAAGAATTTGTCAAATTTAGTAAAGCATATATGAAAATATTAGAAAAATTATTATTCAATAGACCATCTAATAAAAAATTGATGAAAAATAGAGATGTTATAGTAGATGCATATATAGACTTTAGTAATGCTATTGACAATCATCTTAAAACTTTATCAAATGAACCGAATATTTATAAAAGAAGATAAGAATATTATGGATAAAAAATAATGGGTATAAACACAACAAAACCTTTATGGAATTTACATCATATACAAGATAACGTAGAACATGATTTGTTTCAGTCTATCATTTCTGAATTTACTGATATATCAGGTATAATTTGTAGATACTATATAAGAAAAGAAATTGATAGTGATTGGTTATATGGGGAAAGCGTAAAGACAAAATATTTCGGACCATATGAAACCAAACTGATATACGAACCAGTAGAGGAACCTACATTAACTACTGGATTTGGTATAAATTCTGAGGAAGAAATATCATTCGCAAGTCTTCCTAAATTTACATTTAGCAGAGATGTATCAGCAGGGTATCATCCAAAACCCGGAGATGCTATTATTACAATATGGAACAATAGAGCATATGAAATAGCAGATGTACATGAGGAAGAAAAAATATTCCAATTAAATAAAATGATATGGGGTTTTGTTCTTAGACCTTATAGATATTCAGATGAATCTGATTCGGCAAGGGATATTTCAAGATTCACTAGAAGACCAACCGATCCAAATAGAATTTTAGACACAACTACTCAACCTCTAACAGCATTCGGTGATAATGATGATATAGAGGATGAGAGTGATGATATATTTGATTATGGACCGGATACATATGATAGTAGTGTATACGGATATTAAGGAGATTAAAATGACAGAGTTAATTGAAAAATATTTAGGCGAGAAAAAAGAAGAAATAGATGAAGCTCATGGTAGGGGTATGTTAAGATTGATGCATACCAGAAATCCCAAAAAATTAGCAAAACTATTAAAAAAAGCGAACATACCTTTTTCTGAATTAAAAGGAAAAATATATGTTGGTGATGATGATGAAGATGAAGTAGAAATGATAATGGCACGAAATCTTCTATTCTAAAGGTGATATATGAGACTAAAACAAAAACTAACAGAAAATATAACAGAAGAAAAAAAGCTAACAAACACAGATAAGATTCTTTTGAAATCTGCGGCAAGAGGATTGATGCCTAAAATAGAGGCAGCAATAGATAATTACTTTAGTCAAACAGATGATGGATTGTCTCAATTATTAAGCGGTAACAGTAAGATGACACAAAAAAAGAAAATAGCGTTTAGAGTTATATTGGACAATTTAAAAAGGATGGAAAGTAGCATAGTATAAAGTATGACAATCAAATCATCATGATATGTGGGAACATATCAAACAGCATTTAGTCATACCTTAAAGGGAGAAAACATGAAATTCAAAAAGTATCTTCAAGAGGATATCAAAGTTCCTATAAAGGTCGGTGATTATGTTTTGGGTGGTCGATTCAAAAACAAAAAGATAAAGGTCAAGAGTATTGGAAAGAATGACAAAGGTGATATCCTGATAAACAATAAACCCTTGATGAAATACCGAATTATGGACAAACAACCAGAGGATGAGAAATGAGATTTCTAAACTATTTAAATGAAGCATATGGTATGAAATTTACTTCAGGTAATAAACTAGTAGTAAAGAAAGATAATTCTATGGGTACTAAATTTTATACAACAAACGTAACAAAAGATGGATTACCTGTTGAGATAGATGGAACAAATTTGCCTTTGAATCCTTGGGTTATAAGAACGGATGATGGTTTAATAACTGATGCCCCAACATTAAAAAGAGCAAAACAAAGATTAGAAAAATTAGTAAAAGAACAACAATATCTAAGTGAAGATGTATCTAATGCGGATATAAAACAATTTGAAAACAAATGGTTGGCTAAACTAAAACCTATGGGATTAACTGCCTTTGAGTTTTCAAGTCATATGGGTAAGCGAGACTTCAGAATCAATAGAAAAGAAAACATACCCCCTATCACGGCTGATGAGTTGGATTTTGTAATGACCGCTTTTGTTAGTAAAATAGCAAGTCAATTGAAAAAAGATATTCAGGCTGTTGCTAATAATACAGCTAAAAAAACACATCCATTAGGAATGAAAAATAAAAATGATGTTCCACCTAACAATATTGAGTATGTAATTAAAAGCAAAAGCACTAATATCAATTTGGCAATTGCTCTACATCAGGATAAGAAACAAGGTGGAGAAATGGGAAGTGTCTCTAATAGAGGTATGAAAGGAACTGCTGTTATTGTTCCTATGACCATACTAAGAAAAAAAGGATTTGTAACCAACCGTGGCGTTGAAGTTATAGTCGAAAGGAGAGTAATATGAATTTAGTAGAAAAGTATTTAGGAGAAGCAGCACCGAAAGCTGCCAACTTGAAATTTGGTGACCAAGTAGAACAGAATAGCAAAGCAAA